CCTGGCGGAATACGATAATTCTGGTCAGGTTTTCACTCCGACAGAGATAAGTGTCAGCGACTACCTTGATTTCTGGTACGAATCGTACTGCATTCCAAACCTTGCGGAGTATTCTCTCAGGCAGTACACAGTCACGATCAACAAGCACCTGAAGCCAGCGTTCGGAGCATACCGTCTGAAGGCTCTACAGGCCGCCACAGTGCAACAGTTTATTTCGGAGATGAAATCCTCTGGCTATTCAAAAGCAACGATACAGAACGTTCTGACGACCTTCTCGACCGCTCTGGATTACGCAATCCATCCAATGCAATACATCAGGGAAAACCCCTGCAGGCTCGTTAGGATCGGCGACACAAAGACTGCGAAGAAAGAAACAAGGTTGCTCAGTGACGATGACTTCCAGAAGATCGTCGCACACTTTCCTCCCGGCAATCGGTACAATATGTATCTGCTCCTTGGTTGGCATTGCGGTCTCAGAATCAGAGAATGCACTGGCGTAACATGGGATGATGTTGATTTTGAATCCAGAACCATAACCGTCAACAAACAAGTCGTACAGACTTACTACAATGGCAGAAACTGCCTGGCATTCAAAGAGCCGAAACAGAAATCTATTCGACAGATCCGATTCGGGGATACGCTGCATAGAGAACTACTTGCCGAGAAAAAGAGACAGGCGGAAAACGAATTGCGTTACGGTGGGTATTACACCATCCAGCACACCATACCAATCAAGGATGACAATGGCGTAGAAAGATCAATGATCGTTTCTGAGAGAAAATCCTCCGTGGCAAAAGTCGCTCGGTGTAATTTCGTTTGTCTGGATGAGAACGGAGTCCTCGTCACAGCAAATATGTTCAACAGTTGTTATCATTCGATCAACCACCATCTACACATACCCTTCAGCCACCACAGCCTCAGACACACCCATGCAACCAAACTGATAGAAGCCGGCGCAAATGTAAAGGGCGTGCAGACCAGGCTCGGACATAAGAACATCGATACAACCATGAACACCTATGTCCACCACACCGATGACATGGCTGCAGAAACAGCGGATCTGTTCGAGCGCACAATAAATAAAAATGCCACCATGTAAAATTTACGGTGGCAAATCGGTGGCAAATCATAGTTTTTAAGGCTTCAAATGTTCAGAAAGCATTGATTTTAAGGGATTTCTTTGACCATGATGATATAACAATTTATTATAGCAAGTAATTTGCAAAATGTAAACCACGCTTAACTAGAAATAACCAGAAATGTTGAAAAATCAACACTTTTAATGTGTTTATGTTGCGAATTTATAATCACCAGTATCCACTCATAACTGTGCGTAACTCGCTCTTCGGTGGCAAATCGGTGGCAAACTGGTGGCGGAAAATCGTGCGTATAATCCTGCGTTCAGTCACAAATAAGAAGGAGGTTTTACAATGAAGAAGATCGCAGGAATGTATAGAAACTATGTAAAGGAGAGAGAAGAAGAATTCAAAGAGTACATATCTGGAGGTGATAAGATGGAAGAACTCAGAAACTTTCTGAAACAGAAATTGAATGCAGAAGATTACTTCGTTGCAGAGGAACTTCTGAATGAACTGATCGCTGAGATCGAAGAAAAAGGCTTTACTGCAGGAGCAAAGTACACCAGCGGATTAGCCAAAGAATTGTTTACCGAATAAAGAAAAAGCCCTCGGATTTCTCCGAGGGTTTCTCTGTTGTTCAGCAAACTTTAATATTAAGAAAGGAGATGGAATTCAAATGAACTCTCATACAAAGCAATGATCGGATTTGCACCGATGGTCTCCAGCTTATGAGGCTGGCGAGATGACTACTTCTCCACACTGCTAGATTGCCGGTTTCCCGGCTTGGTAAAGTATATCTTTTTTTGCATCTGCATGTTCAACAGAATACGTTTTGTCTGTTCCAGAGATCCAGCGTCCTGCTTCGTTTTCGTCCACCTACCGGTACCAGCGGCCTAATCACGAATGCCTTCCCACTCCAGGCAATCCCCGGGAACAAACGACTCCTGTGGCGGAGCCATTAAATCTGATGATATGAGGTTTCGATGGCAATGCGGCAGCAAATAAATGCTACTCGCCTGCTAGTTCACCCGAGCTGCCTCATAAACTCTTGGCGATCCAAGTACCATATGGGAGTCGAACCCATGCTCTCAGCTTGGAAGGCTGATGTACTGGCCGTTATACGAATGATACAGGAGGAAAACGCAGACCCATGACAATCTGCATTTTCGTGTTGTGGTTTTGAATATACGCGCGGAGTCTCAGCTCCAAAGGACGGAGAAGGATTTGCACCTTCGATCAGACTGGGCTGAACTGATCTCCTAAAATCCATCCATGTTGCCCCGGATGGTTACCGGAGCCGGTTTGCGGCAGATATCTTTGCAACAAGATACGCTAACTCACCGATAAAACGTTCCGTATGTTATATTATCACTCGTTTTTCAGCACCCACAAGTTTTCAGAAAAATTTATTTGGTTTTTCTTTCCATCAGTGCCATGACCCTGATCATGTCGTCACTCAGGTGCAGGGCGTTTTTATCAGCAAAACAACCTTTGTCGATCATCTCTTTCACCATAGGCTGCGCCCATTTGGGAATCTCAGTCAGTTTTTCGTAGTATTTCACTTCTTCTTCCTCCTCATAGTCGAATACGCTTCTCACCAGTAACCAGTGCGTAAAATCGTTGTAGTTGATAGGAACTTCCCTTACGCCATATTTGCTTCCGTCTGCAGCAATGTAGTGGCATACACCATCTTTCTTCCCTGTGTAAACACCGATATGTCCCTTCATCCAGACCAATGCACCCACAGGGGCCTCTCCTAGGGTGGCGATGTTATGAACTTCATCTGCTTCACTCTTCCACCCCGTGGAATTCAGAGCCTTGTTCGTTGCCCAGGAAATCAGTCCGGAGCAGTCAACGCAAACCTTGCCAACCTTTTTTCTGTCGCTTAGAGGAACATACTTCGGATACCACTTGCGAAGGTTGTCGAATAATGTTGCGGTCATCACTTCCCCCTTCGCACCGTAAACGTAGTCTGTCCCCAGTTTGCTCCTGCAGAAGTTTACCAGTTCCTGTCCTGTCATTCCTCATCATCTCCGTTCAGAGCCTTCTTCAGTGTGTCAAACCCAAACATCGCCGCATACGCTACCATCATGCCAACAACCGCCGCCGCAATGGTGTAATACCAGTAGGTGGGCAGTGTGTTGTTGATGGCATATGCAAAGTAGGATGCCATTGTCAGTCCCTCTGCGACTGCTACAGCGAGGAACTGTGTGGGGATAATCTTGTATGTAACCTCTTTCAGAACTTCCACCAGCACGTTTGTAACGGCTGTCAGCACTGCGATCACAGGCAGTAATCCTGCCAGATTAAAAAACTGTTCCATTTATACGCCTCCGTTCTCTCGTTCCATTTTCTTTTCCTGCTTCGTTTCAAAGTAGCTCTTCAGGAAATACCCCAAGCCTATCCCGATGATGGTATGGCAGATGTCACTGGATAGTGTCTCTGCGATCTGGTCTCTGCCCATAAACGCCAGAATATAAGAGAGCTGTAGGTCGATCAGCGCAACCATCATGATAGCCTTTACCATCCGCTTGGAGTAAGTTCTTTTGTTTTCTCTTGGTCTCGCCATCTGTTTCACTTCCCATCCAGATCGTGCAGTCTCTGTGCGTGTTCGTCCAGTCTTGTGTCCTGCTTTTCATTGTGTTCCCATAGCAGTCTGTGACTTTTCGTGTTATCTTCGTCAAAGGAAGAAAATTTTTCGCACAGATTCTTCACATTATCGTTCAGCGTAACGATAGATTTTGTCAGTGGAACAACGACTTTGATGCAGATCCCTGCAAACGAACTGACGAATCCGAATAAAGCAACGATGCCCAATACGATCTCCCATGTCATACCAGCCCCCTCCTTCCGCCGTTTTTCTCAGTATAAGAAAAGGAGAGTGCCGAAGCACCCTCCCATCTTTTATTTGATTCTGTTACGCAGCGTGGATTCCTTGCCGTTGTATTTTACATACTCTCTGATCAGCCGTTCCATTTCTGCTTTGTCGCCTTTGGCATTTGCTTTGTCGAACATATTGCTAATTTTATCTCTGTACACACCGTTGATATCCTTGTCTTTTAATCCAAGACTTCTCAGTTGATTTTCGATTCTTCCAGTATTACCACCGTTTTCATAGGCTTCCTTCAAATCGGCTCTGTAGATTTTTTTGTAATCCACATCATCGCCATCGAAAGGATCTTTGATTTCCTCTGCGCTAGGTTCGTCATCTTCACCGACCATCTTGTTGTACAGACTGGTCATCGCAGACTGCGCTACTTCGCCGGAATAGCCCATATCCTTCAGCTCGTCCAGCTTAGACTCCATCGTTGTGTAATCTTTTGCTAACCAAGCCTCTGCCGCTTCCATTGCCGCAGTTTCCGCTTTGCATCTTGCTTTCAATGCGCTGTCGATTCTGTCCTGCACTTTTTCGGAATCGATACCACTATCGACCAGCTTATTTGCATACTCTGCGCCAAGGCTGTTGTTTCCTGTAAAGTGCAGTTTCACGATTTTATCGATATAGTAGTTCAGATTGTCCTCGCTGCCCATGCGATGGGTTCTCGCCTTTTTGTCGATCTGTTCTTCGATTCGTTCCACATCATCAACTTTAACGATGTGGTTGATATATGTGTTTTCAAGCGCTTCCAGATCCCTGAGCAAACTTTTTGCAGGAACTCCGATCATCTTGGAGAAGTTTTCCGCAGTGTTTTTCATCATGCCCTGCATCGTGAACTTGCTATCGCCTTCCATGAATTTAATCATGTTTTTCGCCCAATTCACCATATCCGCCATCCAGGTTACATCTGTTCTTTCCACATCGTACCCCTGGATGATAGACCACGCATCCTTTGCAAAAGGAATCATTGCAGCAGGGTTCATGTTATCTCCCAGATTGGATGTTAATGCCGCCATAGCAAAGTCTTTTTTGGTGACAACCTCACTGTAATCGCCTTTGAAGGCTTTCATCCATTTATCCCAGAACTCTTCGTCCTCATCGTCATCTCTCATTGCATCCACCAATCCTGCCGCAGCAGATACTGCTACAGCGTTCAGGAACAATGTGAAGGATGTCGCTACGAATTTTCTGTACGCCTTTCCATCCTTTGGATTCTGATACAGATTTCTGCCGATATCGAACAGCATATTATAGGTTTTCAGCGGTTCGGACAT